CGCAGGTGTAATCCACCCGCACAGAGCCGGGATGCTCGCGGCAAGACGGCCAGCTTTTGCCGTAGGCCGGGATAATGCGGCCAACCAGTTCGTCGGTGATTACGTCATATTCGGTATTCGCCAGCGTTTGTCGGGTGCCGTTGTTGTCGAGATAGCTGACGGACTGCACAGACTGCAGCTTCGGCAGTGGCAGCTCCAGCGAGTCAGCCGGGAACGTGTCAACCGAGTAGCGCCACTGCTGCGTCACCAGCGCCCGACCAGTGCGATGCTCTGCCTGCTGCCGCGCCGCGACGATCAGCGCGGAAATCAGGCTGTCGTCGTCGGTGATGTCCGCATCAACACGCAGATGCAGCTTGGCCTCTGCCAGCGTCAATGGCTCGGCTGCGGGTGGCGTGAGTTGGGTTTGCATTGTCAGTCCAGAAATGAAAAAACCCGCCGAAGCGGGTTTGGCTTAAAGGATCACACCGAAGCACCGGTTGAATCAACCCACGCGCTGCCGCTCCAGGTGATTGGCTTGCCGTTGGCGGCGAGCGTCGTGTCCAGGTAGGACTGACCCACCTCCCAGCTCGCGAGTGTTGGTCTGCTTGCGGTTGTACCTTTAGCAGTGATTCGCAACGGCCCCGCAAGCAATGAGGCGCTTAGTGTTGTTGTGCCGTCCGATATGGATAAGGTTGTAGGCACAGCTGTCTCTGCCACGGGGGCACGACCCCACTTGACCGTTGCAGTTCCAACTCCGCCCGTAGCATACACGAGCGTCGAGTTCGAATACCCGGTTGCATTGACATAATATCCGTCAATGGTCAGCGTTGTGGACGGCTTAATGAGGATGTTGGGAAGAGTCGACCCACGGCGGCGCTTCACGTTACGTAGAACTATTATGTTACTGCCACCACAATCAAAGGAGGCGTCTTGCTCACGTAGATCAAGCCCATCAACAGTTATGCGTGGCGCTCCTGTAGAGAAAGTTACCGCTGTTCTACGCATCACCCCACCGACAATTTCCACTTCGTGATACCCCGCTACCGTAGCGTTATACCCAGCAGCTACCCGAAGACCAGTTGAGGGACTCAGAATGTCTCCGTCGATGATGTGATTCACCAATCTGGTCGTATATTTCCCGGCAGAGCCGAGACGATTGCAGGCGGCCCCAGCTAGGCTAATGCCACCGTTACCGAAGGAGCCACAGTTAATAAACTGAGTCCCAGCACCGCGATCCGTAAAGTCATATAGAGTCGTCTCTGATGTGTAGTCAGGATTACCTATTTGCTTCTTGACAAAGCAATTAACGAACCGCGTGTGATACTGGCCCTCGTGGGTATCAAAGCCAGCTGACAGTGGTGCAATTGCCTCACTGTCGTAAACCATGTTTTGCCTGGTGGCACCCTTCTTCTTGGCTTGTGACGATGCAGTCGGACCGCCCGTTACCGCGTGTCGGTTGTTTGTGCTTCTGATCTTGAATCGACCGTGCGTGGTTGCCGACGAGAGAACAATTCCATACCCATACGAAGAGTTGGTATGGTTGTTGCGGCCATTATCAACAGTAACATCGGCACTGGGCATCCAGCAAGAAATAACCTGTAGTGCTGCATTAGCCTCTTGATTAAATTTGCACGAAACACTCGGTCTCACACACACTTCAATAGTGAGTGCTGCACCAGCCTTGCCGTTGTTTTCAGTTAGGTAGTTGGGGTTGAAAAACGTTACGCCGGAAATGTCAACAACCGATTCGTCAAGCAGGTATGCAACTACGGCAGTCGAGTATGGAAATTCCAACAGTTCTGACAGCGTAATGGTCGAGCCGGTTACGTCCTGTACCCTTACAAGCTCTGCGAGATATGCGCCAGCCTTTTCGGGTAGGCTATCGTCGCTACAAATCATTAAAATACTACCCCTGACAACGGACGCAGGAGGGTCACTTGCAAGAACCATTTGCGAGGTGTTTGCAGACGAAAATCCAACTGGCAACGCCACGGTCGATGTGGAAGATACACTTCCAAGACTTGTGATGTTTTGCGTCACATACAGACCCCCATCGCGTGTGTGCTTAATTGAGCCGCCGCCGTTAATTCGCACCGAGCCGGTGTATGTCACTTGCGAAGCCAAATTAACAGTTGCGCTGCTGGGGATTGTTATTGTTCTGCCATTTGCCTCTGTAAGCGCCGTCAAAAACGAAGCCGAGTCATCGGCTACTCCATCTGCAGAACACCACTGCCGAATGTCGAAGTCAAGGTTAATAGGCTTACCATCCGGCCCCACCAGCCCTGTGACGTTGCCGGAGGAGTCGGTGGCGAGCTGGGCCATGCGCAGGTTTTCCGCCGGTCCGTCCAGATCGTAGGTGGCGATTCCAGCAGCAACCAGCGCCGCTTCATCGCTGCCGCTCAGCGTGGTAACGATTTTTTGTTGATGCAGGCCGTTCCAGGCTTGCAGCATGCGAATGGTCATGGCTTACTCCTTTGATTTGCGCTGACGCTTTGGCTGATCCACAGGCGTAGATTCGGCCTGCTCAGTCACCGGCTCGGTCTTGGCCTCTGTGTACTTGGCAACGCCATCGCGCACGTAGAACTCGGCCAGCGCAGAATCGCACCGCATAACGTCGCCAGCGGCAAAGTTGCCGTAGACGCTGTGTGAGCCAGTGCGCTTAAATTTGATTTCGACTTGCATGTGCTTCCTTATGCTGGAACGTGATATTCCGCAAATGCTTCTTGCGCAAACGCTGTGTAAGCCGCCTGCGCTTCTTCGATGGTCAGATAGCGGCCAAGGTCCACCAACTTCTTTCCGACCCTGCACTGTGCACGCCAGCGACCGGGCAAGTGCGGCGATTTGCTCTTGACGAAATAGCATCCCTTGATGCCTGTTTTGTTGTTGCTCAGAGCGGTGCGATTTGCACCGTTTTGCGACTTTGTTGCAGGTCGCAAGTTAGAAATTCTGTTGTCGCTTGGGTCGCGGTTGATGTGGTCGATGTACTCTGGAGGTTGTTCACCGTAGTACAGAACCCATGCGATTCGGTGTGCGCCGATGATCTTGCCGTCGACTTTGATTTCTCGGTAACCTTGCCCGTTAATGCTGCCAGCCACCGCACCAGAAACCCACCGTTTTACCCTTGCGTCATTTGTCTTTCGTGTGATCACCCCGGTTTCATGGTCATACGAAAAACGACTTTTCAAATCATCAACTGAAAGCATGTCATCCCCTGTAGATAACCCTGATTAATGTCTGCGGAAGAGAGATCAGGAATCTCTCTTGTCGGGTGCCCCCTATCCGCAGCAACTACATTATAACCCTACGTCATCAAACAGGGGTGAGGTCCCCACCGCGAACCGCTGCCGGTTTTTCGGTCGCCAACGCGAGGCGACGTTCGGCCCTCAAAGTCACAAGATTTTTCTGAAAATTATCCCCGTCAGAGTCAGACATTTCAACCACGACGCCCTCGCGGTTGTAGATCATGTACGCTTCGCTGAATCGGCCAACCTGGAAGGTATCTGCCGCCATGCCCAGAGCCTGAATCACCGGGATGCCGAACAGACGTGCCTGGCCTGCTTCGTTGACCGAGTACAAGGTCTGGCCGGCGGCGGTGGTGAACAGTTCGATCTCGATGGTTGCCCAGTCGGCAGGATTGAGCACGATTGCATCGGCTGGATAGCCTGCGGAGTACAGGTCAGCCATGATCTTGCGGATCAGTACCAGTTTTTTCAGTGTCGAACCCAGAGCCGCGTTGGCGTAGCCGTGGGCGGTGTAGTTGCCGCTATCGTAGGTGCCGGAGATGTTCGGCGCGGTGCCATCGCCAACCACCAACTGAATATCAACCTTCTGGTTCACGCCGTAGCGCATGCGGGTGTCAACGTAGGCGGCCAGAGCCGGCGCATCAGCAGCAAGCTGCTTGGAAATCTTGATCCAGTGAGCAACGGTCGATACCGGCATGTTCACCAGCGTCCACGTCAGCGACGATTCCGCCTTCTGCGCACCTTCGGCAGCTTCTGCTGCGTTGTTGGTGAAGGCGTTTTCGCGGGTGAACTCGATGGCGTTGCTGCTGGTGTTGGTGCTCGGCAACAGTGCTTCCATGCTGAACGGCTGGAACGCGCCAGCGACGATTCCGGCGTTGCGCTGCGGGGCAACGGTGGTGTCGGAGCCGGTCAGGGTGTTTTTGACTTCGACGCGCAGCTTGTTGAGATTGCCGCCGGCGAAATCGCCATAACGAGCCGATTTGATGAATTGCTCGCCCCAGCTATCTGCAGCTGGCTTTTCGTCCTGCTTTTGCGTGCCCTTTTGCTCGATCTGCAAGATGCGGTCGGCCAGTTCGCGCTGCTTGATCGCCAGGCCGTCAACGGCTGCTTTAGTGTCAGCGGAAGTGCTGCCGGCGTTTTTCAGTTCGGCATCGGTCTTGTCGGCAA